TAGCAGGTACACTAACTTCACCATCTCCTAACGCAGGTTTCTATGCCTTCTATGATTCTGTTCAAGCAACTAACTATAATACAACTACTCTTGGTAGAAGTATTAGGTATGGATTGAATATTATTGAACAACAACTATCTGTTGATACTTACTACACAACACTTCAAGAAATTAAGGGTATTAAGATTCCTACTAAAACTTATGGAGTTAGAGATTTACTTGTTGGTGTTGGTGGAGGAATTAGTTTTGCAGACTTTGCTTATGGAACTCAAAGTGATGCATTAGCTGAGATTGAAACACAAACTGAAAACTCAGGTAAGGTTGTTCAAGTTTATAAGAGATTTAGAATTGATGGTGACATCACTGATGGTCCTTATACTATGAATGAGACAGTTCAAAAACAAGGTGATAATAGTATTACAGGTGTTGTTTATGGATTCCATACTGATGAGAATTACAAATATCTTGATGTTCGTGTTACTGGTGGTGTGTGGCAAGTTACAGACAATATTGTAGGTGCTACTAACTCAACAACTGCACAAATTAGTGCTATCGAAGATAGAATTCATATCATTGATGTCAAAGGTGGATTTGTTAATGATATTCCATTCAAAGGATATACAAGTGGAAATACTGCAAGTCCTACTAATTACTTCAAGACACAAGCAGCAATTACTGATAATACAGGTGGTTCATTAACTGTTGATACTGCATCACTTATAGGAACATTTGAAGTCAACTCTGTTGTTTATCCTACAAGTTCTAGAAGATACTTTGATGTTATTAAATATGCTGGATTAGATATTAAAGTTGGTGACCAAATTGCTTCTTCTGGTCATGTTAGATTTGGTATACAAATCATAGGTGGATATCAAACATTCACTGTAGGAAATAGACTTTACAAGGTTGTTAATGCAGTTGCAGATCCTGCACAATACTGCATTATCACTGAGGTTGACTTAGGTAGTAACTTCATATATGTAAGTGTTGCACAAGGAACATTTGGTAACGGTGATATTGTCGGTGATTATGGTGCTGCGATTAGTGATATTCCTAATGGATATGCAAGTATTCTAACTACTGTTACAACAGCAGGTGCTGCTGCAGCAAGAATCCAAGATATCCGTACAATTGGTGTTAATAAGAGATTATATCTCAGTGGAATTACAGGAACATGGAATTCTAGAGATGGAATCATAGGAGTTGATGGTTACAAATCTGCCATCATTAATAACGTAGAACTTAAGGCAAGAGTTAAACGTTCCTTCAGAGGTTTTGATGGAGTTCAAACTAACTTTAAACTTACCACTGCGAACGGAACTCCATACTTCCCAGATCCTGCAGGTCACATGTTGATCTTTGTCAATGGTATTTTACAACCACCTGGTGCTAATAATGCATTCACTGCGTTCTCTGATATTATTCAATTTACTGAAGCACCTGATCTTGGAGCATCATTCACTGGATTCTATATTGGTAAACTTAGACAGTTAGATGACATCTCATTCGAGTTTGACTCATTGAGACAGTCATTCAACTTGAAACGTAATGATGTATTCTACTCACTAACTCTTACAGAAGGTGTTCAATCTAGTGTTACTAGACCTGAGAATAATATCATTGTTTCTCTTAATGGTGTTATTCAAGAAGCAGGCGTTGGTTTTGAAATTGTTGGTTCTAGAATTATCTTCTCTGAGATACCTAGATTTGGATCTACATTTGTTGCCTTCTCTTATGTTGGTTCTGAAGCGGACGTTGACGCTGCTGAAGTTGTTCCTCCTATTGAAATTGGAGACTTTATTGACATACAAGGTGAAACAGATGATAGAGAAGTTGCTGTTATTGAATCTTCCAATTCACTTATTACATTTGATTATCTTGGATCTATCTTTGGACAAGGTGCTCAAGCTCAAGCAGTTCTAACAACAGGATTTATTGACAAAGTACAGGTAACAGGTGGTGGATCTGGTTATACTTCACGTCCAACTGTTAGAATTGACTCCATCTCTGGTTTCGATGGTAATATTCGTGCGTTGGTTGGTGTAGCAGGTGTTGAAATTAGTAATACTGGATCTGGATATCAGAATCCTGCCATTGCAGTAGAAACTTCTGTTCCTGATGATTGGACTGCTCCTGACATTTCACTATATGGTGAAGAGTTAGTAGACCCCGAAACCCCATAAATAACTAAAAATTGTAGCAAGAAATGGCTAAACAAACCCTAGGTCTTGGAACATCAGCTAATGATAACACAGGTGATACCCTGAGAGCTGGTGGTGACAAGATTAACGATAATTTTAACGAGATTTACGCAGCGTTAGGTAATGGTAGCACTTTACAAGTTAATACCACTAACCCTGCTACTGGACAAGTCTTAAGATATAATGGTTCGCAGTTTGCTGCTAGTGATTACTCTAATTTAACATCTGCATTAGACGTTAATGGAAACTCTATTGTTTCTTCATCTAATGGTAATATTTCAGTTTCTGCAAATGGAACTGGAGATATCCTTCTTTCTGCAGGTTCAATAACTAGCACATTTGATGGTGCTACGGGCGAAATTAATATGCCAACCAAGGTGAAATTTAAGAATGAATACACTTCATTAGCTGCTGCACCTTCTGCAGCTGGTTATCCTGGTTACTTTTTTACTGTAGATGGTGATGATAAACCATATGTTAATATTAATATTGCAACTGGCGGTGTTGGTGACACTAGAGCATCTCTATTAACACAATATTCTGGTATCGGAGATCTTTCCAATGTTGATGTTACCACTGCTGCACCAACATCTAACCAAGTTTTAAAATGGAACGGAACAAATTGGGTACCTGGCGATGATAATGCAGGTGTAAGTTCTATCAATGTTTTCCAAACAATCGGTGCTGATACAGGATCTACAACTGCAAATTCACAAACTGATACATTAACTATCACTGGTGGAACAAATATTACGACAGCAATTACTGGTGATACTTTAACAATTAACTTTAGCGGATCTCTCACAACTACGTTTGCAGCTTTAACAGATACAAACGTAACTGGTATTGCTCAAGGTGATTCATTATTCTGGAATGGAACTAACTGGATTCCTACTCGTAGTCCTATTACTTGGTGGGAAATAGATGCAAATGGTAATGCTGATTACACATTCACTGGTCCTGGTTTTGCAACTTCAACAAATGATCCTACTCTCTATCTAATGAGAGGTATGACATACGCTTTTGATAATAACACTGGTGGTAATCATCCTTTTAGAATTCAATCTACTCAAGGATTATCAGGTACTCCATACACTACAGGTCAATCTGGTAGTGGAACTGCTGTTTTATACTTCACTGTTCCTATGGATGCACCTGCTACATTGTATTATCAGTGTACAATTCACGCAGCAATGCAAGGTCAAATTAACATTGTAAGCTAATAAATGGCAAGAACTGTTCCTGGTACTGGTGCTGTAATCGAACCAATATTCGATGAGATTTTTGGTGTTCGTGCGGTCAAAGTTACAAATGGAGGATCTGGATATATTCCTACAGATCCACCACGTCTTACAGTAACTGGTTGTGGAACACCAGATGTAGAAGCACTACTATATCCTATTATTGATGCAGACTCTGGACAAATTATTCATGTCAGAGTATTAGAAAGAGGTAGAGGATATGATCCTTTAAGACTTAAAATTACACCTCTACAAGAAACTCCAAGTGTAGTTACTTCTTTTGATATTAATAGAATTTGGCAAACACACCCTAATTCACCTACAACTGCTGCATTTTCTCTTAGTAATGCAGGTGATAAAATTGATAGATTAAGAATACAATCTGATAATCATCCTAAACCTTCTATTCATACAGGCATTGATGTTGAAAGGCAACCTGGTGGTAATGCATTAATTGCAGATAGATCTTTTGATCAAACATTTATATATCGTGGTGGAAAAGACGTTCCTAATCCAGGCACTAGACAAATTCAAACTGATAAAGCCATTGGTATCATGGCAAATGGTGGTTTATTACATACTCCTGAGTTTGGTGCAGATGGAAATCCACCAGCTGGTTTTGGTATTGATACAGTAAAATATGATTATGTAAAAAATACAAATGTTTATGATGCAGTAATTGATAATAACACATATTTTTATCAGTCAAGTAAAGTTATAAATGAATTTGCTATTGATAATGGAACATTTGATTGGGGTGCAATAGCTCCACAAAATGTATTTACTTGGAATATTAAAGTAGAACTTGATAACATTTACCTTGCTGTAAATCAAGTTGATGAAACTTTAGGTTCTGTTGAAGTAGGTAGAATTGTTGATGAAGTGTCTGGAGCAGCAAGAGGAGAAATAGCAAAGATTGTTAGAAATAATCAAAATATTATTACACATGTATACCTAAGAAGTGTTAGTACTGGTGCATCTTTTTCAAATGGAGACAGACTTTTAGGATCTAATGGATTCACTTTTACTATTACTGAAGATCCTCAAGCATTACCAAATGGTATTTTCTATATTGATTTTGGACCAGATGCAGATGAATTTGGTCCTTTCGTTCCTGGTCAATATTATTTTGCTCCAGAAGGAATTAAAGTTGCAAGAAATTATTTAATTATATGGAATCAGTCTGATAGTTCTAACGGAGCATCAGAAGCACATCCTCAAGGTCATGCAATGCAGTTTAGCACCACACCAGATGGTGTTCATAACTCATCACCAGGTACTCTTTATTACAACAGCACAGGTGTAAGTCAGGCATGGGCTGCTGACTATGAAAATGAGTTTGCACCAATCTTCTTGATGAACGCTGATGAAAATGGATTTATATACTATTTCTGCAAACATCATCCTGACATGTCTGGTAAAGAAGGACATGAAGGATATATGTATTTGGATCCTGAGATTGAAGTTGAACCTCATCCAAATAATTACTACTTAGAAAATTATTATCAATCAGATTCAAATGATCCTAATACTATTGATCGTTCTCGACATGTAGATGGTCATTCAAAAATTTTGGGTATGTCATTTGATGGATATCCAATTTACGGACCTTATGGATATAATTCTAGTGGTGTTGCTGCTAGAGAAGTATCTTCATATCGTTTAAGAACTACTGTTGAATTACAAGGTAATCGTCCTCAAGTTAATACAGTATCTAATGTAACTTATAATGTAACAGTTGTAGGTGGTAAGTTTGTATATAGTGGAACATCACCTTCATTCTTAAATCTTGAAAGAGGAAAAACATATATTTTTAATCAAGATGATTCATCAAATGATGGTTTTACATTATTAGTTTCACCGCAAGAAGATGGATGGCATACATCAAGTCCAGTAATTGTTGGTAATACAAATGATCTATATGATGGTCCTGTAACTAATGGTAATGGTATAAAATATTATATTGATGGTTCTGAAACAACATATCTATCATATATTTCTGGTTTTAATGGTGCTACAACAAGAGAAATTAGATTTACAATTCCTGTAAATGCTCCTAACGTATTATATCTCTTCTCATATAGTGGAACTGGATATGGAATTAGAGTAGTTAATAATGGTTATGTACTAGGAGATTTAGTAAATGATTACATTTATGATTCGTCTGTAGGAACTTTAGATCCTTATAATGGTAAGTTTGCTCCTACTCCAGAATATCCAAACGGAACATATGCATACTATATGACAGAGGATAGCAGTGGTAATCCTTATTACCCTTATGCTATTGGAGATCGTTTCTATGGAGTTCCTTTATTTGAAGGTGACACACCACCCGCAGAAGTTGATGTATTTCCATCAGAAGCAGAAGGAGAGGTAATATTAGATGATAGTGGAAATGTTTCTTACGTCAGAATGACTAAGAAAGGTGATAACTTCTTTGGTCCTGCTACAGCAAGAATCTTAGGAGGACAGGGAACTGGAGCTACTGCATCTCCGACTGTTCAAACAGTCACAGGTTTATCATTACTGAATCAGGGTAGAAACTATGCCACACCTCCTACTCTTATCTTTGAAGGTGGTGGAGGACAAGGAGCACAAGGTGCTGCAGAAATTGATACTTTAGGTGAAGTTACTTCCATTAGTATTGTAGATCAAGGAGAATTTTATCAAGAACCTCCTTTCATATTAATTACAGGTGGAGGTGGTATTGGTGCAAAAGCAGAAGCAACTATTGATCAAGGTAAGATTACTGGCATTAATGTAACAGAACCAGGTAAAGGATATACTTCTCCTCCTAATATTATCTTTACTAAATTAGTTAATTTAAAGAGAAAGTCAGATGCTAGACAATCATTTAACTCTTCTCTCATATACTTAACTGGTGTTGTTAAAGATGTTGGTGCTGGCGACACAGAAATATATGTAGATTCTACAGATGCATATCCTGGTTCTGGTCAAATTATATTAAATAAAGAAACAATATCGTACACTGCTAAGACTGCAGGTAAATTCTCTGGTTTAACTAGAGGTGTTAATTTTAATTATGATCAGAGAGTCATTTTAGACGCAGGTCAAAATGATTCTAATGGTTTATCAACATATAAATTTAATGTTGGTGATATTGCAATTCGTGCTGTTGAAAGTGCTAATAATAAAATTGCAAGAGTTTATGATTGGGATCCATCAACAAGAGAACTATTAGTTACTTTTGAAGTTGATGAACTTGCATTTATTGATGGTGGTATTCCTTCAACTGAAGACGCTATTGTTCAATTTGATGGAGGAACTGCAGCGAGTGCACCGTCAGGATTTGATCCTCATGTTGTGTTAAATACTGTTGGTAGTAATATTACGTTATTAACAGTTCCAATTCAAATATTTTCAGATAGATCTTTCCAAGATATTGCTGAAAATGATGGTGCAGGTGATGGTATTGCTGACTTGGTAAATACTGGAACAGATTATGATGGTCAGATTAGTCTTGATGGTGGTTTATATAATTCATTATATGGTATTGAGGAAACTCAAGGTGGAACTAACACAACTCTATTTGCTGTTGGTGATAGAATAAAAGATGCTAGTTTACCATTTAAGTTTGCAACTGTAGATACCGCAGGTACTCTTACAGATGGTGTAGAACATCCTGCAATATTAAATATTTACTTAGATCCTAACGTAGGAAATGGACAGAACTTCAGTGTTAACGAAGTAGTATTAGGTTCTGTATCACAAGTAAGAGGAACTGTAGTATCTTGGGATCCAGCACAGAGTCTTTTACAAGTTAAAGATGTAGTTCCATTTAATACAGGTAATATAAATGTTGGTATTGGAGGATTATTATATGAGTTCTCTCAAGATGGAACTATTGTAGATTTCATTGTTCAGAATCCAGGCACCAACTATACAGGAACACCAACTGTAACTATTGAAAACATAGGTGATATACAAGCAACTGCAACAGTTACCATGACCACTGCGGGTGACCAAGTTGCTTCTTTAACTATTACTAATGGTGGATATGGTATTACACAAAGTGTAGATAGTTCATATAACTATCACCCTACAACTACATTTACAAATGCTGGTGGAGATTCTACTGGATCAGGTGCAGTTGTACAAGCGATTCTTGGTGGTGAGAATCTCGTAGGTAACGGTGGAGCAACGTACAGAATCAAGAGTATTGATTATCAAACGATTGTTCGCTCGTAACCTTCATAAATAAACAGGAGGACAGTAGTCACTAGGAAATGGCAGCTCTATTAACTGATCAATTTAGAATATTCTCAGCGAAGAAATTCATTAAATCTTTGGAAGGTCCTGATGCAACGCAAAGCGATGCAGTAGCAGGAGCAAACAGAGATAGGATCTACCTGTTTATAGGTAGACCTCAATCATGGGATAATGAAAACTCACCGCCTCAGGCAGTGGATTCATTTTCCGAATTCTCAGGTTCGTATGACGACATGATCTCTCTAAAGAGAGTTCTGGCATCGGATACTGTACAAGTTTGTCGTAGAATCGACTGGGTTTCACCTGAGGAAACCACTGGTGGATTAGGTTTCACCTATGACATGTATCGTCATGATTACTCTCCTAGTAAAACTGCTGCTTCTGGTGCAACTAAATTATACGATTCTGATTTTTACGTTGTAAACTCTCAGTATCAAGTATATAAGTGCATCTATAATGGAACATCTCCTAGCGACCCTAACGGAAAACCTTCGACTGTTGAACCCACTGGAACGTCTACTTCTATTATCACTACTGGTGATTCCTATCGTTGGAAGTATATGTATACTATTCCAGTTGCTTCTGTGCTTAAGTTCTTCTCCAATGACTACATGCCTGTCTTTACCAATGATGCGGTAAAAACAAACGCAGTTGCTGGTGAAATTGACACTGTTGTTATCAACGCTGCAGGTTCTGGTTACAACAACGGAACTTATGATAACGTTGCAATTAATGGTGACGGAACTGGTGGTAGAGTTTCAGTTGTTGTTGATGGTGGTAAAATTATCTCCACAACTGTGACATCTGGTGGAACTGGATACACATTCGGTAAGATTAGTGTTGATAGTATTACTGGTGTTGGAACAGGAACTGGTGGACAAGTTGATGTTATCATTCCTCCTCCAAATGGTCATGGTTCTGACTCTGTTGTAGAACTTGGTGCATTCCGAGTTATGATTAATGCCAAACTTTCATACGATGAAGGTGCAGGTGACTTCCCGATTGATAACGATTATCGTCGTATTGGTCTTATCACTAACCCTCTAAAGTTTGGAACTGAAGAACTAATCTCTGATTTGACAGTATCTGCTACAAAAGCAGTTATCTTTTCTCCAACATTTCAAGGAAATTATGTCCCCGATGAAATTATCACTCAAACTAGAGTTGTTGGTGGTACGAACGTTACTGCTCGTGCGAGAGTTATCTCATGGAACGCAATCACCAAAGTTCTGAAATATTATCAGAATGCTGTTGATGGTATTTTCCCAGAGGTAACTGGTACACAAAATGAGTTTGATGGATCTAACGTAATTAATGGTGCAACATCTGGTGCTGCTGGTCAACCTGATGTTAACTTCCCAGCTGTTCCTAATGCTTCTTCTAGAACAATCAACAACACCGAGTATGACTTGGGTATGAAATTTAACAATGGTTATGCGAAACCCGAAATCAAGTCAAATAGCGGTGACGTTGTGTATATAGATAATAGAAGATCCATTAGTCGTGCAAACGACCAGGTAGAAGATATTAAAATCGTAATCGAGTTCTAATGGCACAAAACACTAATCTAAACGTCACACCATACTACGACGATTTCGATAAAGCAAAAAACTTTTATCGAGTGCTGTTTCGTCCTGGTTTTCCAATTCAAGCAAGGGAACTGACGCAAACTCAAAGCATTCTACAAAATCAAATTGAGAATGTAGGTTCTCATCTGTTTAAAGATGGTGCTATGGTCATTCCTGGTCAAATAGGATATGACTTACAAGTTGATGCTATCATGCTTCAAGAATCATTCTTGGGTGCTGATGTTGAATTGTATAGAACTCAACTTAATAACAAAATTGTTACTGGTCTTGCGTCAGGTGTAAAAGCAAAAGTTCTGTTTAGTGTTTCAGAAACTTCATCTGAGAAAGGATACATTACATTATATGTTAAGTATATTGAGTCTGGTGGAACTGCACAAACTCAGCAAACATTTACCAATAATGAGCAGTTAATTACTGACACAGAAATTACTTTTGGAACAACTCTTATTGAAGTTGGTTCACCATTTGCACAATTATTACCAACTGGAGCAATCCAGACTGGATCTGCTGCGTACGTTCAAGAAGGTGTTTACTTCATTAGAGGTTTCTTCGTAGACGTGCCATACCAATATATTCTCCTTGATCAGTATGGAACCACACCAAAGTATAGAATCGGACTTGAAATCCTTGAGTCAATCGTCACCCCAGAAGATGACTTATCACTCAATGATAACGCTGCAGGCACATCTAATTATGCTGCTCCTGGTTCTCATAGATTCAGAATAACTACAAACTTAATTAAGAAGCAACTATCAGACGAAGCAGATAAAGACTTTATTGAATTACTTCGTATCAACGGTGATAAGATTGAAAAATTAGTTGATAGAAGTGCATATGATGAACTAGAAAAATCATTAGCTCTTAGAACATTTGAGGAATCTGGTGACTACGTTGTAAATGATTTCCAAATTACTATGAGAGAAAACCTCAATGATGGTTTTAACAATGGTGTATATGACGTTGGAGATACTACAGCACAAGGCAACACTGCTATTGAAGGTAATTATGCAGTTGAATTTGGTCCAGGTACTGCTTATGTTAGAGGATATAGAATTAAGACTTTAACACCAAAATATGTTGATCTTGCTAAACCAAGAGAGACCGATGCTGCACAGAACACTATCATTCCATTTGAATTAGGTAACTTCTCTTTAGTTCAAAATGTATTTGGTTTTGTAAACGTATCAGGTTCTACAATTACTAATTCATATCATACTATAGAACTTCATGATAGATTTACAACAACACCTGGTGATGCTGTAGGTAATGTTATTGGATATGCTCGTGTTTCTTCTTTAGAACATTTTGCAGATCCTAACACGACTTTTGGTGATGCTGATGACAAATATAAATTAAATCTTTTTGATGTTCAGATGTTTACTATTCTGGACTTAGCAAGTGCTCAAACTGTAGGTCTTGGATCAGTTGTTACTGGTGTAACATCTGGTGCTAAAGGATATGTAGTAGCTGCATCTACAGGTGATCATGCAACTTTATATTCAGTGGAAGGAAATTTCCAAGCTGGAGAAATGATACAAATTGATGGTATTAATTTAGATACCATTACAAATGTTCATGTTTATCAATATTCTGATACTCGTCAAGTATTAGCAAGAGATGAAGGAACAAATGCTATAG